TGGTATAAATCTACTGAACCATCATTGTTAGCAACAATACTATCTTCATTTGATTTACCTTTAATGCGTACATCACCACCTGAATCTTGGATTATTAAATCTCCTGTTCCTGTGTTTTCAATGTAACTATTATTAGTATCGTGAAATATTTGTAAATCATTACTAGCACCAAATCTAGCTCTCACATTATCTGCAAAAATTAAATTACCTGTCATAGTACCACCAGCTAATGGTAACTTATCATCATCGCCTGTAGTAAAGGCTAAAGTACCTGAACCATCTGGTAAAGTTATAGTGCGATCAGTTGATGAATTTGGACTTGTTAAAGTAAATACTCCAGTTCCCGAAGCGTGTCCTTGAATTTTTACTTTACTCATTCTTAACTCCTATGCGATTACCCAAGTGCTACCACTTGGAATAGTTACTGATATGCCATTATTAACTGTTATAGGCCCTGCTGTAAGGGCATTGTTTCCACTTGTTATAGAATAATTAGCTGAAATTGTATTAGCCATTTCATACAAACCTTTAGTTGTAGTGTTTGAATCTGTATTAAGCACTCCCCAAGAAGCCACAGTTCCGTTTGTCGTTAAGTATCTGCCACTTTGACCAGATTGTGAAGGTAGAGCATCAACTGTGTCCCAATCTAAAACACCAGAGCCATTAGTTTTTAAATATTGGTTAGCATCACCATCATCATTAGGAAATGTTAATGTGTAACTAGCATTTGCTGAATGTGGTGGACTCTTTAATTTTATGCCATGTGAATTTTGTGAACAATTTAATTGTATGTAACCATCTTGTGAACTGCCATCACCTTTTGCTTCTAAAGAAGGAACACTGCTTGTAGATACTAAATTTAATTTTGCTACAGTTACAGCATCGTCCAGGATTTTAGCAGTTGTTATTTTGTTAGCACCAATTGTAGTTGCAAAAGAACCTGTACCACTACCAGTAACATCTCCTGTCAATGCAATAGTTTGATCACCTGTATTTGTTCCACTTGTATTTGCTAATCTAGCACCATCTACAGATATGTTTCTACCATCAACAAGCGTTGTGCCACTCATAGCAATGTTGCCAGTCATAGTTCCACCTGTTTTTGGAAGTGATGCTGTTATAGCATTTGCTTGACTAGTAGTAATACCAACTTTAGCTGTATTAGCAGTTATAGCATTTGCTTGAGTTGTGGTAATTCCTGTTTTAGCTGTGTTCGTTGTAATTGCTGATGCTTGTGCAGGAGTTATACCTACCTTTGCAGTATTGGCTGAAATTGCAGATGCTTGTGTTGATGTTATTCCAGTTTTTGCTGTGTTTGCAACTATAGCTGATGCTTGAGAATTTGTTATACCAGTTTTAGCTGTATTTAAATTAACAGCAGTATTAAGTGTTTGTAAATCTACACCATCAACAGTTCCACTTACTACTATGTTGCCGACAACATTTATTCCTGTAGCTGTAGTTGAAAATTTTAATGTACCATTATGAAATAAATCAACATCTCCATCATCAGTAAATTCAGCTAATGTTTCACCAGAGCCTAATATTTGCACAGAAGAACCAGCATCTGCTGTGCTTAATCTCAAATCACCAACAGATGTATTTACATAAGAATGAGAGCCATCATGATAAAGAATCATATCACTACCCGAACTTGAATTATTACCAAGTCCTAATAAAACATTATCATTAAAAGATACATTGCCAGTAAATGTGCCACCAATTTTAGGCATTGCTTCTAAATCAGTAGCAAAATCATCTAACAATTCAGCAGTCATTCGTAACTCTACATTATCACCATTTGCATGAGCACTAGATGTAGCAACACAAGTAAAAGTAGTACCACTTATAGCAGTAACCTTTACAACCTCACTTCCTATTGTCACATAAGTATGGTCTGAACCACCTAAAGATGGAAACCCACTATTTGATGCAACAACAAATTGTGTTACTCCTGCTGATATACCTGCTGTTAATGTAGTAACAGCATTGTTAGTAAATTTAACTGCCATAAGGCTTCCCCTATATTATTCTAGTTTACAGTTACTGTCCATGTTATAACCATTGAATCGTTTGCACCTTTATTAACAACTGAAAAAACTGTTCTACAAAGCATATCACCTGCTGAACTTGCATCAAATGTACCTGCTTCTGTAATTGCACCTGTACCTGTACCTGCTGGGAAAGTACCTACATACACAATACTATTTGAATTAACTGTTGTTGAAGTTAATGTAACCCTTCCAGTTTCAGTTCCTAATGTAGTGTTAGCTGGTTGAACTCCAGTGTTGGAAGTTCCAATTGCCATATGAGTCATAACAGTATTTACGTTATTCATACGTTGTGCAACCCAAGCCTTACCACTTGTAACTACTGTGTTTGGTACTTCTGCCACTATTTTGTTATTAATGGCAATAGATAATGCACCTGTCATTGTAAAATTATCTTGAATCATGTGTTTCTCCTATTAATTTAATGTTGTACTGCCTAGCACCATATTACCTAATGCCCTTCCATGTACTCTCGATATAGCAATTGTATCACTAAAAGAAAGTAAATCTGTATCATCCTCTATAAACTCGTTTCCTACCTGCAAAATACTTGTTAAAGTAAATCCACTGCCTAAAGTTTTAGCATGTTGGAAAATTTGAGCGTCTGTAAAATTTAATAAATCAGTTTCGTTTTTACCAAAATTAAATATATCAGAATCGCCTATTGACAAAATTTCTGATTCAGATTTTCTAGGTTGTAAAACTTGACTACTTGAAACAGTAAAATTATCAGTTTCTATTTTAGACATTAAATGACTTAATAAATCAGTATATGCGAAGCTGTCTGTTTCTGTTGTAGTGTAATCAAACCCTATTATTTCATTTAAAGTTGTTTGATCAGTTTCACTATTGCCTTTAGTAATACTATTTATTACATCATTTATTGTTAAATTACTTGTTATTGACCTTAAATAAGATGCTTCGACAATTGCATTATCTCCAAAACTTACAGTATCTGGTATAGGTTTTGTTATTTGAAATATGTTTACATCAGCAACAGCAATAATATCTGATTGTGTTGTTGTATAAGCAATTCCTATAATTTCACTTAATGTAATTGTTTCAACAAAAAATGGATTATCAAAAGACCTTGCTCTGACTCTGAAATCTTGTGCAGAAGCATTTATATAATTTGTTTCAAATTTTGCTTTAACAAATGATACAGTTGCTCTAATCATTAGAATTGGTCACGCACTATAAATTTAAACTTATCAGCAATAGTTAACACTTTACCATTGTTATAAGTTATTTCAATTTCTCCCTCATAATCTCCACTTTCACCATCAAGTGATGTTGTACCCCATGCCATTTGTATTACACCATCAACAAAAGGAACTAATCTTGTACAACTTATAGTAATTAATGGTGATGTTGTTCCTATTTTTCTAAATTTCATAACTACTGCTGTCATAGTAGTTAAATCAAGTGGTTTCCATGTAGATGGATCAACTAATGAAAGCACTTTACCAGTATCAGCATCATTGCTATCTCTAAGCGTTATATTTAAAAGAGGTAAATCATCACCTTTTACTAAATCAATTGGTTTGTAATATGCCATTATGCTGTCCTTTTCCAGAAATAAACTACAACGTAAGGTTGCACTATTGAAGTATTTGTTGTGTGACTATGCCCTTGATTACCACCAGTTGCACCACCTTGTCCTAAATTTGAACTTGTTGTACTTCCAGGCTCTGCACCAGAACTACCATTAAAACCACCACCAAGTAAAGTGTGTGTATGTGATGGTAATTGAGCTACAGTTAATGATGTACTACCTACAGCAGTTGTATCTGTTTTAGAACCACCTGTTTCTTCAATTTGATTAAAATCTGAATCAGCAGAAGTTAAGCCTACTAAAGTTTTACCTGCTCCAAAAGCAACCCATGTTGTACCACTCATTCCTGCTAACAAAGTGCTAGGATTACCACTAGCCACTGTTGTATATATATGACCAACTGGATATATTGAAGTCATAATAACGCCAAGTTGTGTTGCTCCTGCTAATAAATTTATTTCAGCAGTTGTAGCAGTTACGCCATCTAATTTGTTTAATTCAGCACTACTTGCAGTTACATTAGCACCTACATTTGGAAATTTACTAGCTAAAATTAATCCTAAATTTGGACTAGCTAATGCACCTATTTCAATCCATGCACTATCTCCTCCATTTCTAATTTTTAAATTACCACTTGTTGTATCTGCCCAAAGTTGAAATGCGTAAGTAGTTGTTGGTGCTGATGAACCACTATTTGCAGTTGCAATGGCAGTTAATGCAAGATTTATGTCTGACCTTACAGCGGCTCCTGTTCCATTTGCTATGTTGTAATCATGCTGACTCATGCCCTTCTCCCAAATCCTGTTGCCATATAATTAATGTTTTTTTGTATAGCTGTGCCACTACTATTATATATTACTATGCTAAAGCCACTTACAGTTTCATTACTGACAACCCAATAATCTGATTGCGAAAGATTTTGACCTGTTATTCCTAAATATGGAACAGTTTTAAATGGATTAGCATAACTTACAGATAACCCACTAGTAGGTACAGTAATATTACTTGCTTTTTCATTTCTGTCTGGCATATCAATAACCACACCTAAAGCAGAAATAGCTATGTTTCTTGATGAATCGCTTGATGTAATAACTACCCTAAATTGAAAACCTCTAGCTTGAAAATCACCAACAACTAAAGGTTGATATGCTGTCCAAGTTGGATTACTTGCTGGGTCTGTTTGTGTTGTTCTAATTTGTAATTCTGCTATAACTTTATCAGAAGGCTCACCATCAAAATTTGCCCAAGTATCAATTAAAGCTGTTCTACCATCTATTAAATCTGTTTGTACAAAACCAGAAGCTGAAAAGTTTGCAGTTATTCTTGAAGTAAAAACAGCACCTAAATCTGCTAATGTGTTAAAAGTATAAGAACCACTTGTTGCAACTACATTATTAGTATTAGTTAATACAAGCGTATTGCCAGATTTTACAGTATTTACTTTTGCACCACTAAATCCTGGTGACTCGGTAATTGTTTGTACAACATTAAAATCAATAATATTAGGAACAGTTGTAACAGCCAAAGTTGCATCATTTGCAAAGTTACCTGCTGAATCTACTGCTTTGATCATATAAGTACCTGCCAATAATGGCAAAGAAGCATTTGTAGAAGTACCAGCTAATGCTTGACCTAAAGCTGAACCACCTGCCCATACAGCACCTGTTATTAAAGGTGTGTGTCTAATTCTTAAAAAACCACCATGAATTACATCAATATCAGTTGACCTATCCCATTGTAAATAAGCAGAACCATCAATTGCATTTACAGAAAAATTTGCAATTTGTAAAGGTGGTGTTGTTAATCCAGCTAATGTATCAGTTACAGTTATGTAAGCTGAACGAACACCAATAGTATTTACACTTCTAACTCTAAAAGTAAATGTACCAGCTTTTAAATTATTAACTGATGCTGATGTAGACCTTGTTTGTGTAACAAATTGAAATGCACCTGCACCTTCTTTAAACTCAATTTCATAATATTGTACAAAAGCATCTGTTGGTGCTGTCCAGTTTAGATTTGCTCTTACTTGTACTCCTTGACCTGTGTTAGTTACAAACAATTCTTCTGTTACCAAAAGATTTACTGGAATTTTAGTTGTTGTTACATCTGGTAAATTTGTGTTAGGTGCTGTATCACTAATTTGTATAGTGCCAAAATTATATGAAGAATCTGCATATTCTATTGCAGTAACTCTAACTTCGTCATTATTTTTTAAAATCATTTTAATAATTCTAAATTTTTTACCTGCATTAGAATTTAAATATTGCCAACCAACAGTAGAATGTTTTATATATACAACATCACCTACTTCTGCTTTTAATCCTTCAATTGTTGCTGTAAATTCACAACTAATTTTTTGTCTTGATTGATTTAAATTAATTGTAGTAATCATCTTCGCTCTATCAATATCTGTTGTAAATGGCAAACTTATACTTTTTTCTAGTAATATGCCATTGTCTTGGGTTCTTAATGTTGCTGATTCAATAACTGCAATATCTGGTTGCCATTGTTTATCTTTGTTAATAAAATTAGCACGAATTCTATTATATTGACTTTTTTTACTACCTAAAGCAATTGTCCAAGCACCTATAATATTATCTTCATCAAATGTAAATCCTGCCGTATCGGGTTTATCTATGATTACCTTGTACTTCCCACCAGTAAATACTAAAAACCCCTTACACGCAGTAAGAAGTTGCTTTAAAATCGTTATTGAACCTTGTGAAGTATTTACTATTCCATTTAAGGTATATCTTTTAACTGTTGCACCACCAATTGTAACATTTGCATCACAATAATTAGCTGATGCAATAAATGATGTGTCATCAATTAAAGATGTTGCAATACCTCTACCATATCTTGTGTTAGTTAAATAATCTCTAATAGCTAAAACTGGATTATCACTCCATGCAGTAGCATTATTTCTTGGGTCAAATACTTTAACACCTTTTAAATCAGCAGTAATAGTAGGCAATCCTTGTGCATAAGCATCTTCATCAAATTTTAATTTGACATAAACATATGCTGTACCTCTAAGTCTATGTGCTGTAGTCCAATTAGGAACTGCAGATACTAAATTAGAATCAGCAGTTTGATTATCTGCTCCTGTATGTGTGTATGTGTTTAAAACCCCATTAAATCTTGAGTCTGTCGATACTATGTCATTTAAATAAATGTCCTCAAATGAGTTAATTTCGCCCTCTGACATAGCTATTACTACATGAAGAAATTCATTATCTGTGCCACTTGTTTCTAAAAATACTTTAGTACCACCTATTTTTCTTAATCCATATACAACTGGTAATGGTGCATTATTTGATGCTTTGTTTAATAAAGCACTAGCTTGTTGTTGATTTATTTGATCAACTTGTTCTTGTTCATCTTTAGATACTAAACCACTTAACGCACCAGCAACAACTGTACCAACTATTCCTTGAGTCAAAGCTGTAGCAATAGAACCTGTTACAAAAGTACCTGCGTAAGTACCTGCAACCGAAGCTGCTATTCCAATTACGCTGACTGCCATCTGACTACTCCTGTAACATTTGGAACTTCTTTAATATTTACTAATTGCAATCCGTATTCTTCTGTAACTATAGCTATTTTTTCACCCATACATACAGCTACACTACGCCATTTTTTTGCGTGTGCTAAATCTTGAGCCATAATAAGAATATCACCAATTTGTATATATTGTATATTAACTCTTTTAAAATCCCATCTTAATAAATGCTCATATATATCGCCATGTTTTTTTGCATATTTCCATGCTGATTTTTGATTATTCCATTTACCAAGAAATTGCCATTTTAATTCTGTTCCACACATAATATCTACAGCACCAAGCGTAAATAATGGACAATCGGTATGCCCAAATTTAAAGGGTATTCCTATTTGACTTTCTACATATGCATGTAATTTAATTTCAACATCTGGACTCAACCTGCTTTCCCCCAAATAATATCTTTTACAATTTCCGAGGCAAATTCAAATCCTTTGTCTCCTGCAAAAAATACTTGTTGTTCTTCATGGTTAGTATGTCTACCTGTTTTTCGTGAAAAATCAACCCAAGTATTGGTAGCTGTTACAGAAACCATAGAAGCACCTGCAATTGGGTTATCTGATATAACAGGAGTGTCCATTCTGCCTTCAAAAATTAACACAGGATTTGCTACTAAAACTTGTGCATCTGTGAGAAACGCTGTATACACTTTTACTGTTCTGTCTATATATTCTTTATTAAGAAAACGAGAAATCATACTTTGATCAACTCCCGATAAAGACATTGTAACTTTACTAACTATAACTTCTACTGATTCCTGGATGTTAGAAAAACCCATAAAATGACCTACAGCTAAATAATCATTACCACTATAAGTAATAGTTTTATAACCATCATTCATTCTGACAGTTTCATCATCAAAAATTATTTCAGCTAGATGTACTGGTCTATTAGCAGATTTTACAATTTCATTCTGAAATGCTGTAGTTGAGCCTCTGTTCATTAAACAACCTCAATTAATTGTATACTGTAATTAACAAAACCATTTGCACCTACTTTCATATTTTGTGAATCTGATGTAAAAGAAACTTTAAATGGTACAGCGTTGTAAGTAATTACAACATTATCTACAACAGCTACTTGTAAACTAGGTTCTATAATTAAAGATGTAGAACCATCAGCAACAATTGAATAAACTTTATCATGATTAGCAAATTTAATAAAATCACCTGCTTTAAGAGAACCTGTTAAACCATCTACTGTAATAGTTGATGAACCAGCTACATAACCAGCACCATTATTTACACTTAAAGTACCTGTTGCTGTACCACTAGAATTAGAATATATAGGGGGAGTAAAACTAAAACTACCAAATTGTCCTTTTTGTTTTTGAGCAAATGCCCATATTGGTGCAAAGTCTGTTCTGTTTAAAGGTGGAAAAGTAGCGTCAATTTGCCATCTTTGACCACCTCTTGTTCTTACTTGTCTTTTTAAAGAATGAGTTACACTTGTGTAAGTAGGATTTAAACTTGTTATTGATATGCTGTTTGGTACTGGCGTTGTTGGAAAACTCATATTGCAACCTCTGTTCCATTTTCATTAAATGCTTGTCTGATCACACCAATAATTGTTGGTGCATTTTCTGATATAACAACTTGTGCTGTAGCTGGGTCTAAAGCATTAACTTGTGGTGCATAAGTAACATTTATTGTTTGACCACCCATTTTATTATTAGGAACAATTGTACCTGCTGTATTAGGTACAAATAATTCGGGGCCACGCTCACCAACAATAGATGCTTTACCTACAGGTGGATTTCCACCATTTGCAAACAATTTTAAATTAGGAAACATTTTTCCTAAAACCCCACCATCACCAGCGCCACCTCTACTTGTATCTCCTGTTAATATTCCTGTTAAAGCACCAGCTAAAGGTTTCGCTATATTAGCTTTTACCATTTCCATTGCTACAAATTGGAACACACTTTTAACTACATCTTTAAATGACATTAAACCTTGTGTCATTCTCATAATTGAATCTTCTATATTTGTTGCCATGCTATCAGCAAATTCTTTAGTTTTTTCTTTTGCTAATTCAGCTTCATCTGCAATCTTTTGCAAATTTATTGCCATATTATGCGCTAACATAGAATTTCTATTCATGTGATCATTTACTACATTTAAATTACTTCCTAATGTTGTAGCTTGTATACCAACATCTTTATAGCCTTTCATCATTTTGTCTAATTGTTCGTTATAGAATTCAAGAGATAATATTTGTTCTGTACCAAATACATGTTCTTCCATATGCAAACCCATTAGAGCTTTATATTCATCCTTTAAATTTCTTACTGTATCTGCTTGTATACTTAAAGCACCTTCTGTTTCTTTAATTCTTGTTTCTATTTTAGGTAATTCTTCTTTATATCTTCTAACAGCTTGTTCTAATCTTGCAAATTCTTCAACTAACGCAGTTCCACCTCTTTGATTTGCTAAATTAACAATATCATCTGGGTTAACTAAATTATGTAAAGTTTTAAATTCATTAAATGCTTTAAGAGCAAGTTTATATTTGTTTGATACATTTTCAGCTCGTTTTTCTAAGCCTTCTAATTGCCCTTCTAATTTTTCTTCTTCTGTTTGATTTTGAAAATCTTGGATTGCTTTAGTAACTGCATCAATACCCATAGCTATAGCACTAATACCAATAATTGCTAATCTAGCTTTTTTACCACCAAGAAATGCTATTACTATTCCAACTTCTAATACCCATTTTGGCAATCCTAATAAATATTCACCTGTGCTTTTAATTGCACTAAATATATCAGTTAATACAACTCCAAATTTTTTAGCATTTTCTAAAGTTTGTGGGTCTCCTAAAAATTTAGTTAAATCTTCTATAGCTTCTTTTGCAAATTCAAATACTCCTGCATCTGCAATTTGTATTTTTAATTTAAACCAAGCATCTTGCATCATAGATACTTGACCTTGAAATGTACTTGCTAATTCTTTTGTTGCACCTACAGCAGTTGTTGTTCCGTTTTTCCACATTTCGTTCATTCTTTTTTTAGTTTCTTCTGCTGATACACTAACCCCAGCTTCAAATCCTAAGAATGATGCTACACCTCTTTCTCTAAATAAATCTGCACTAGCAATACCACTTGCCATTGCTCTCTGTAATTGTTCTGCTGTTTTAACAAAATCAAGACCAGAAACAGCGGCTATATCTCCTGTCATTTCTAATAAACTGTTTAATTCATCAACATCATCGACAACTGTTAATAAAAGTGGTGAGGCTTGTTGTATATCTTCTAAAGCAAATGGAACTTTAGAAGCAAATGCAGTCATTTGATCAAATGCTACTGAGGCATCATCAACACTACCAGTAAGGAATTTTAATCGTACTCTAAGACTTTCTAAACCCGAAGCACTTTTAATTATAGATTTTAAAACAGCACCAGCACCTAAAGCACCTAAAGCACCATTTAAAGAAAAGATTTGTTGTTTTACACGAGATGCACTTTTGCCAATTCCAAGAATTGCTCGTTTTGCTTTGCTAGAACCTCGTACAGCACCTCTAGGGTCTACTTTAACACCTAAATTTGCTATTTGATTAGTTGCCATCTTTATCCTTTAATTTAAAGTAGGCAATCCATCCGTTAAACTCCTCTACTGTTATCTGATCAATTTCAGCTACAGTTTTGTGTAAGCGATTCGCAAGTTCATATTTACCTTTTAACTCGGAATCGCCTATTAGTTTCCCGACATTTCATCAATAGTATCAGCTACCGATATCTCGCCCACAACTCGAACAATTACATTAGGGTCCACATGATTCATTAATGTTATCTTATCTGATATGTCAAACATCTTTGAACCATCTTTGTTTAACGCTTTTAGAATTAATGTTCTTACCATAAATTCTATATCATCTTCTTTAGCGTGTTTCCAAAGTTTCTTTTTTTCACCCATAGTGAAAGGGGTTGCATATATCGTAGCTTCCCATTCTTCCACTTCAATAACTTTAGTTTCAAGGCTATCAAAGTGGGTTTTAGCTTTATCTAATACACTCATGCTACATTAAACAGTTGCCCATGTAACAGCACCATTAGATTCCCAAGAAAAAGCAGCTTCTACCATACCATCCATTGTAGCACTTGCATCTTGTGTAGTTATAATTGCTTGAACACTTGCAAAGTAATCGCCTGAAGCGGCTCCTTCTGGATATAGCTTTAATGCTACTTCAGTTCCAGCCTGCATAGCAATTTGTCCATTAGCATCTGTTTCATCCCAAAAACAATTTAATGAACCACTTGCTGATGTAAGTGATGGTTGTCTAGTTCTAGCTACATCACCCATTGTTGTATCTTCAATAGTGTCAGCAGTTTCAGAAAGACTCCAGTCTTTAACTTCAGCAATTGTATTTGCACCGATTTTTACGACTCCCTCAGAGCCTTTATGATTTGCCATTTGGTTTCTCCTTTGACATAGTTTTAGTTACAGGTTTTTCAACCCAACCCATTTTTTTCATAAACTTCACCTTTGTAGGGTGAGGAATAATGAAATCTACACCACCTGTAGGTGGATATAATTTTACATCGTTTTTACTCATGAATCTCTCCAATAAGGTATGTCTACATTCATCTGATGCCATTTACCATCAGTTCCTATTGTTGTAACACTTGCTACATCACAAACAACATCACTAAAAATATGAGAATCAAACATATCACAAATGGAATCAACATATTCTCTTTGTACACTTGTACCTGTTTTAAGAGGTACAAATATTTGTACATTTATTATACCATTATATCGTTTCTTATAATTTATTGCCCTATATTCCGTTAATCCATTTAATATATTTAAACGAATCCAGGAACTATTATTTGGACTTTTAAATGCTATGTTGCCATAATCAACAGGTGTGTCTATCCATAAACTAGCTACACGATTTTCAATTTCTATTCTTTCATTAGCGAATGACACTTGATAACCTCGATTTTAAATTATTCATTGATACTTTTACCATACCACTAGGTGCTTGTTTGCTTGAACCATTTTCTAAAACACCAATATATGGTAAATGATTTGTAATATAAATAGCGTGTTTACCTGCACCTTTTGGAATATCAACAGGTGTAAATACTGTATTGTCTGTTATTTGTGTATTAATATTTCGAAAACCAATGTTCCAATTTGCTTTTGCACGACCTGTATCAACAGGAGTCATTTGTGTTATATCTGTATAAAGATCAAATGCTATTTTTCTAGTTACTAATTCTAAATCTAAATCTAATTGTTTAGCAAATTTTTTTAAATCTAATTGGAAACTTGCAACACTCATCCTAATTTCACCAAATTAAGAGTGTAAGTTGCTATTACTGAATCTGATTTAATACTATTAATTGAATAAATATCTCCATTTCTTTTAATAGTATCTGCAGTTGTTGGAATGATTGCTAAATCTTTACTAGCAAACATAATTGAAATATCGCCTGTAAAAGCGATTTCTTTTTCATTGCCTTCTACTTTGTCACCTAGATATTTAACGACTGCTTTTAAGCTG